GTGGTCCTGCGATAAGTTTAGAATCTATTTGTCTGATACTGCGAAACGCGGTTTCAAGATTCATCCGAATTTTACTCGAGGCGTCCCTGCCACCATTAAAGACTTCATCTATTCTGCGGCATATACAGGTAGTATTTATGATGCGTCTGCGAGCACTTTGCTCCTGAATGATGAACAAGTAGCAGATTTTGCCGCCGACAAACTTTGCTCTATTAGTGGTGCAAAACCTTGTTCAGGAGTAACTCAGAATCTGACAAGGGCCAATACTCGTAAGCTGGCAAATAATCGAGGAAGCGGTTTCCAGATTACAGACTTCTTGTCCAACTCTGCTACTCAAATGTTGTTCTTGGTTGAGTATGCTTCTTTTGATACTCAGTCTAAAATTGGAATAGGTGTTGCTTCGTTCACGGATGACGGCACTACTAATATGGCTATTGTAAATGGTGGAACTGACAATCTGGGTAATGAAAGCGGAATGGCCAACGGTGATAATGGCAAAGTGTCTGTCACCTACAGAGGTGAAGAAAACTTCTGGGGCAATATTTGGTCTTGGGAAGATGGACTCAATATTGAGGCAAAAGGTCTTCACAATGCGTTCTTTGCTCTGGGTAACTTTGCTGACGACACCAAGGCTGAGCCCTATAAAGATGTAGGATTCCAACTTGCAAAGGCGAATGGCTATGTGAACGCCATCGGTTATAGCGAAGTATGCGACTTTGCATTCTTGGCAACCAGAACTTCTGGAGCATCTAATAGACCGCTTAATGATTATTTTTACCAGAATAACACCTACAACGGTTTCTTGGTTTCTGCATTGGGCGGGCATTGGCATATTGGCTCGTATGCCGGCGGTTTCTTTCGGGATGTGCATATTACCGCGAGTTATCGGGCTCGGACTATCGGGGGGCGGCTTTTGTTTGTGCCTTCCGGTGGAAAAGAAGTGGAATGATTCATTTATTGAATCTGCAGGATGTTTGAATGACCTTATGGGCAAGGTGAACTTGGTTTCTAAATTAGGCAGGAATTGGAATAATGGCTCGAATGCCAGCAGTTTCTATCGGAATGTGAATAATACCGCGAGTAATCGGAATCGGAATATCAGGGGGCGGCTTTTGTTTGTGCATAATTATCATTGAAGTATTTTCAATGCCATGACTGACGCCACCTTGCCCTGCCACTTGGCAAAACAGAACAAAAGTAACCCTTGTGTTAGTAGGTCAAATGATTCGAAAATTCAAGGAGGCACAAACACATTGTGAAGAGAGCAGGTAATCTATACCATAAGATTTATGATTTGGAGAATCTGAAAACTGCTCATTCTCATGCGAGGAAGAATAAGGGTTGGTATTCAGATATCGTGGAGGTGGAAAAGGATTTAGACACTCACCTTCTTCAACTTCAGAACACTTTAATCAATAAGACTTATCACACATCAGAATATGAAGTGTTTGATAAAGAAGAAGGCAACAAAGTACGGCAGATTTATAAACTTCCATATTATCCGGACAGAATATGCCAATGGGCAATACTTCAGGTAATTGAACCCTATCTGATGAAAAAGCTCATAAGCACAACATATTCAGCCATCCCTGGACGAGGAATTCATTTAGGCTTGAGCACCATAAGACGAGTTGTACACAACGACAAGGAGGGTACTCGATATTGCCTAAAACTGGATGTCAAGAAATACTATCCATCAATAAATCATCAGATACTTAAGAATCTAATGCGAACAATTTTTAAGGACGATGATTTACTGTGGATACTGGATGAAATTATTGACAGCACTCCAGGAAACAAGGGGATTCCAATAGGCAATTATATGTCACAATGGTTTGGTAATATCTACTTGAGCGGATTTGACCACTGGATTAAGGAAACTCAGAGATGTAAGTATTACTACAGATATATGGATGACATTGTTATTTTGCACTCATCTAAAGAACGACTCCATCAACTTTTAGAGGACATTCGAGTTTATTTTGCAGATACTTTAGATTTAGAAGTGAAAAGTAACTATCAGATTTTTCCTGTAGAAAAACGAGGAATCGATTTTCTAGGCTATAGAATATTTCCTGATTATGTGCTTGTTCGCAAGTCGACAGTTAAGCGAATGAAGCGTAAAATCAAGGAAACACACGCCACCATTGAACGAACGGGTAGAATGTCTTTTAATCAGTGGTGTGCATTTGCTTCGTATAAAGGGTGGATACTATGTGCTGACACTCACAGGCTGTGTAGAAAGTACATAACCCCTTTAGAACCCGAGTCAACTAAATTTTACGAGGAGGTAATCAAGAATGGCTCAAAAGTTTACTGATGTTCAGAGTGCTGTGGAAGTGCTGGCTGAACGAGAAATGATTGGCGATAAGGTGTATGTCCGCACCAACATTCGTCAGAAAGAAACTGTGTCTACAGAAGGTGAGACGCTTGACAAGGTGTGGCTGTATGATGAAACAGTCTACACAACTCAGGAATATATTCAGCTTCTGGAAACTGCTCTTACGAATACCACCGTGATGTCTGATATTATGTTTGTACTCAATTCTGAAGAAGGCAAAATTGATGATACAACGATGGCTGAACACTCTTCCAGCTTTGACACTTGGCGTACCAATATCAGTTATGTACAAGGTAATATTAGACGCCACAATGGTCTTCTGTATAGATGCGTACAGAACCACACTTCTCAAGATGACTGGACTCCTGATGTGTCCGCAAGTCTGTGGACATTGATTGCAGACCCTTCTGAGGAATGGCCTGAATGGAGTCAGCCTATCGGAGCTCACGACGATTACGCAAAGGGTGACAAGGTTGCTCATAACGATAAACATTGGACATCTGATATAGACGACAATGTTTGGGAACCCGGTGTATATGGCTGGACAGAGTATGTTGAATAAGGAGGTACGATATCATGATTGACATTACTATGATTATTGAAGCTATCATCGCTATTATTTTGGCTCTTGTGTCCACTTTTCTTATCCCTTGGCTCAAAGAAAAGCGTGAATCTGAAAAGTATGCCAAGGTATTTGATATCGCAGAACAGGTTGTAGGTGCGGCCTGGGAACTGGATATCACCGGCGAGCTTGTTCAGATGGGCGTAACGAAGGTGGAGTATGCCTGGACGGAAGCTAAAAAGATTCTCGCAAGTAAAAACATCACTGTAGATGATGACGAGCTTAAGGCGTATATTAAGAATGCCGTTGCTCAGCTGAGAATCAATCGCGGAGATACTTTTGAAGTAATCACAGCACCTGAGAACACCGATGCGTAAGCGTATGGAGTTCTCCAAGAAGATGTTGGTCTTTCACATTTTCATTTCCGTCTGTCTGTGTGTCACAACGATTGTAGGAACCTTCAAGGGTGTCGATGTTACAGCTGTCGGCATCCTTGCAGGAACTTCTTTTGTCACAGACGGAGCCTGGGGCGGATTTTATTATTGGAAGTCCAAAAATGAAAATCGAGCAAAATATGCTCAAAAGTTCGTTAAATCGATGGCGGATAAGTATGGAATTGACGCTGTGTGTCGAATTTGCGAACTCGTACTCAAGGATTAGGAGGTAATCATATGAGTAATTCACCACTCGTTACATATACGAGGCTATCCAAGAATAAGTCTACTCGAAAGAGTGAGATTGATTCAATCATTATTCACTGCATTGTAGGCCAATGGACTGCGAAACAGGGTTGCGACTATTTCGCCACAACTGATAGAGAATGCTCTGCCAACTATGTCGTAGGCAAAGACGGCTCTATTGGTCTTTCTGTAGAAGAAAAATACAGAGCTTGGTGCTCTGGTGGTAGCGATAAGAATGGTAATCCTATTCGTGTAAACGGCATTTCTGGTGCTGATTTTGACCACCGTGCTATCGCTATTGAGGTTGCCAGCGACACCGCTGAACCTTATGCTGTTACTGATGCGGCCTATAAAGCTCTCATTGAATTGTGTGCTGATATTTGTAAGCGTAACAACATCAAGGAGCTTCTGTGGAAGGGCAATAAGAGTTATGTCGGAACTGCTCAGCAGAATATGGGTGCTCACAGATGGTTTGCCAATAAGAGCTGTCCTGGTACTTATCTGTATGAGAGAATGGGCGACATCGCTTCCAAGGTTAATGCTAAACTCGGCAAAGCAGAAGAAGTTCAGGAGGAAGTGCTGTACAGAGTACAGACAGGTGCATACAGTAAGAAGGCGAATGCAGATGCTCAGCTCGCGAAAGTTAAGGCCGCAGGTTTTGAGACCTATATGGTTAAAGTGGGTAGTCTGTATAAGATTCAGGTTGGTGCGTATAAGAACAAATCCAATGCAATCTCAATGGCTTCCAAGCTGAAGAAGGCGGGGTTTGATACTTATATTACTACACAGAGTGGTACACCTGTTGCCGCTTCTACGCCTGCTCCTGCCGCGACAATTAAGGTTGGCAGTAAGGTAAAGGTTAAGAACGGTGCCAAGACTTATACAGGCGGCAATCTTGCATCGTTCGTCTACAAGACAACTTATGATGTCATTCAGATAAGTGGCGATAGGGTTGTTATTGGTTTGGGTAAAGCTGTCACCGCCGCGGTGCGTAAAGATGACCTGACCGTCGTGTAGTGCATTCCTACCTTATTATAATATATGCGTGAAATGCGTGGCGTTTGAATAGTTTTCAGCGTCACGCATTTTTCTTTAATTTTCTTAAATTTGCTATTGCAATTTAGAAATGTATGTAGTACAATATAATTGACGGAAGGAGGAAGAAAATGGTTAATATCACGATTGCACAACCCGTCAAGTTAAAACCTACATCACTCTCTAAACTTTCAGCATTTGTATCATTTGACTATGATGCAGAACTCGTATCTATTGTCAAAGAGCTTGGAACTCGAGTATATCTACCGGAACAGAGAAGTTGGGAAATTCCAGAATCCGCTGTGCCTATGCTGATGCACAAGTTGAAAAAGTACGATGTAATGCTTACAGGCGAAATGAAGCACGAAAAAGAGCAGGAAATTATTCTGCCTGACGGCTTCACTTTCAAGACAACTCCCTACAAACATCAGATTGAAGGAGTTATGTACGGCCTGGAAAACGATGCTTTCCTTCTTGGCGATGACCAAGGTCTTGGCAAAACAAAGCAGATAATTGACATCGCTCTTTGCAGAAAAGCATCAGAAGGTATGAAGCATTGTCTCATTATCTGCGGAATCAATGGTACGAAGTATAACTGGGCAGATGAAATTAAAATTCACAGCTCAGAAGATGCCTGGGTGCTTGGAACTCGTTACACGAAGAGAGCTCCTGTAAAGATGATTGAAGGCGGAACGAAGGAGAAACTGGAAGACTTACAGAATATTCCTTCTCAGTTTTTCTGGATTACAAACATTGAAACTCTTCGCGGTGGAGCTTATAAGGAAGGTAAAGCAAAGAACGCCAAGTATCGTTTTCCTATTGCAGAACGAATCCAAGAGCTTGTAGACGACGGAACAATCGGAATGATTGCTTTCGACGAGGCTCACAAGGCAAAGAATCCTGATTCTCAACAAGGGCGAGCACTTCTGTCTATTGAAGCTAAACATCCTATTCCAATGTCTGGTACCTTTGTACTGAATAATCCTTTGGATTTGTATCTGCCTCTTCGTTGGGCAGGTTTTGAAGACCACAGTTTCTATCAGTACAAGAACCATTATTGTGTAATGGGTGGGTTCAACAATAAGGAAGTTGTCGGATATAAAAATCTGGACGAGCTCAGAACTATCATGT